TACCACGGAAATTTTTGAATGCTGTAAGGCTAGCAGATGTGTCTACGACATCACCCTGCCTGTCTACGTTGTCAAGGGTAGCAAAACCAGAAACGACTCTGCGCTCTTTATCCACTTTACCAATAGGCATTGACAGACGAACATTGTCGCCGTCAGTCACCCATTGTGCCTTATTAATATTCATATCCCTTTAATTATAGCAAACATTTTATCGGTTTTATAACTTTTTACAGTATATCACACTATTCGCTTGATCTTCCTTCACCCTGTGCATTACGTCCAGAAAGTGTCGCTGGACTGTCAGAGGAGTTATTTGTTCTTTCAGAATCTCTTTGCCTATTTTGCCTTGTGTTAGCAACGGCATCTGCTGCCTGTCTAGGATTTAATTCCATTGGGACATCTCCATCTTTACGCTGGGGCAAGTCAAGTAGCTCACGAGCTTCGTTAGGAACCATAATCTTATTACGAACATAACGTTCCAGAATTTGAGATTGTGCAATTTCATCTGTCAGAGTTAGCTCATTAAACCTAAGCTCAAGGATGTCTGTCTTTTCCTTAACAATCTTATTAACCATCTTTTCAAGGTGTTCTTGTGCTGGTCTGGCAACCTGCTCCTTGAATGTACGGTCTTGAGAAAGAGCTGCTGCTATTCCAGTTCCTGAGCCACCAAGTTTTGAGATTGGTACTTGGTGAGCAATTAGAATGTCATCTCTGTTCTGCTTACGATACTCTTTGAATGATCCATCTTGAATACCGTTTTCAATTGGCTCCATTTTAAAATCAACCTTATTTCCATCAGAGTCTCCAGGAAGTGGGATGTAAAGAGTTCTGTGTGACTGAGACTTTAGTCCAGTCTGTAAGAAGCGGAACATCTTGTCTTCTGCATCAGCAGAAAGCTTTGCACCCTTAAGAGTAATAATGTAACGTGGCACTGCCTTGTTCTGGAAGTAGTCAATGTTGTATTGTGCAGCAAGTGAATCTCCAACAAGAGAGCTTACAGCAGAAAGAATATCAGGAATGCCATAGAAGGTATTAAGAGGAGAGTAGGACTTGTAGTGAATAAGTTCGTTTGGTCTTGGGTCTCCTGTTACAGGGTTTGGATTGTTTGCCCCAAAGTTTCTAAAGTAAACAACCTTGTTTCCAATAATCTGAAGGTATCCATCACGAAGTCTGCGAACACGAATAGTAGTTGCTGGAACGTGACCAACATATCCAATCTGTCCTAAAGCAGTTCTTCCAATTTCAAGGTAGCCATTTCCAGTTGACTCGTAGTCAATCAAAACCTTCTTCATTGTAGTAGTAAATGAGTCATCGTCGTTCATAGACTCTAGCCAGTCAGCTAGCTCAATCTTCATTCTTTCAATTCTTTTGCGAGCTTTTTCAACTGCAGTGCTGTCTTCTTCTCTTGACTCAAGCCTTAGTGTTGTACGGTCTGTAACGTGGAAGGAATATCCAAGACCAACAATATTAGCAACCTTTGCATCAATAGCTGCGTGGTTTGCAAATGAGGAGTCGTAGTAGTTTGCTAGCTCATACATGTTATATGGTGGGGTAATTACGTCAAACAGTCCATAACCATTTCTATAGACAGACCCAGGATTAATCTGCTTGCTTTCAGAACCATCTATACCAGCTGGTCTTGATGAAGCAGCTGTAAGATATGAATCTGAAGCTGGGTCTGCATTGTTTGGAGTAGCGTAGTCATACTGAACCTTTATAAGTCTTTCTGTTCTACGCTTAAAGTTTTTCTCTAGTCCGTCATAAGACTTTAAAGATTCCCAGTTTTTGTTAAATGGGTCTTGCTCTTTAAATTGATTAACGGCTTCCTCTTCAGTATTAAGAGATGCCCCAATATAATATTCGTTCTGTTCCATTAATCTACTTCCAATGCTTCTTGTCCATAAACGTCAACAGTCTTTTGAGCATCTGCCCAGGCTCCGTAGTCAGTCATAGATGGGATATATCCTTGTTTCATACGATCTACTTGTTCCGAATGTGTCTCGTCAGATACCCTGGTTAGTCCAGGAACAAACTTTGCTTCCCCATCGCCTGAATCGCCATGGTATTTAGCTGCATTAAACAACTCTGACATTTTTGAAAGATCGCCCTTCATTGAGGGGATGTTTAAAACGTTTCCGTTTCCATCTGTAAAGTACTTGCCATCTGCTTTTTTATAGACATAAAGACCCCACTCAACGTCAGTCTCAATTACTTTTCTACGGACATTACTAACTTGTGATAAAATATCGTTTTCCATAACCAACAGTATACCATATTAAGCTGGTGTTTTGATAGTGCTTTCCCAAGAAATTTCTTTATAAGCTGTAATTTTTTCTGGATTAACCAATAATCCAGTGTTGTCATCAACAACAATCCTATTAGATCCTACGTAATCTCCATAAATAGCTTCTAGATCAATGTTGAGCTCTTGGCTTTGAGAAATAATTTGGACATCTTGCCAACTAGCTATTTCTGGTAATTTCCAAGTAGCTGCTATATATCCCCAGGTATTATCTGTACCATTATCATCTAGATCTTCAACTGTTAACCAGGTTCTTGTTTCTATAGATTCGGATTTTTCAATGTTTGTAGCTAATTTATAAGATATATTGTTGTACATAAGTGGTCCGTTAAGATTAATTGTTCCAGACACCTCGTCAAAACTAAGAAGGTCTGGGAACTTAATGCTTAGGGCTGTCCATTCTTCATTAATTAAAAATGGGGTATTTACTGAATTTCCATTTATAGAATATTCTAACGTGTCAATTATTTCTAGTGACTCTCTGTTTACCCCAAAAACAAAACCTCTTTTTTGAGTTGAGTCAGCTTCAAGAAAAAAGTCAATTATGCCATCTTTATGACTAATAGAAAAAATCATGATAGCTCCAGTTGGAAATGTATTTTGATAAAATCTAACCCACATCTGAACAAGAGCTACCTCTAATCCTTGTGATCTAGATTCATTTACTACTATTGATAAACCACGATCTGTTGTTGGACTAAAATCTCCTTTAACACTCCAACCACTTTGTCTATTAAGATATAGATGTGGGGTGCTTTTTTTATAAGTTGTTATTGGATTTTTACCCTTTAAATCAAAATATAGTCCAGACCTTGAATAATAGTAAACTGGGACACCAAGCTTAGACCCTACAGAAGTAAACGTTGTTCTTTCAAGCACTTGTGATGCAAGCTGAAGATCCCTAAGTCTAACTGGACTATGAAGAATCCCATTTGATATAAACTCTAAATGACAAACAATTGCGTAGTCGCTAAAGTTTATTTTAGATCCAGAGTATTTTTCTTTTGGTGGATAAATTATTGTTCCATTGGTAACTTGATACGCTGTATCTTTCCAATCTAAAGAATTAATGTTATCTGGATCAAGGATTCCAGAAATCAGGGGTTTGTAGTAGTTGGTAAACTCTATAAGATTCTTATTTGCTCCATCACTAATTTTTTGAAATGAAACATAGCTTTTGACTATATCTTCATCTGTATTGTAAAAATTTGTAATAATTGTATTACCAGACATGTCTTCATAGTTTTCCCAACCAGTATAATATGAGTTTTCTAAATCTCCATACGTTAATAATTCTGGTACCCAATATTCATCCTTTAAGTCTTGATATGTCCAAGCAGAAGTTGTCTGGGTTGATTGCTTTGCTGGTGGTTCTGGAAAGTCTAGGTTTAATTGAATAAAATCTAATTCATAGTTTTGGTTTCCATCATAGTCTATGATACCCTTGCTAAAATATGATAGAGGTATATAGTCTTCCCAGTATCCAGCTACCGCAATATCTGGAAACAGCAGTCCATATTCATTAATGGTTGTTAAGGTGTAGTTGGCTGTATGAGAAAATAACGTATTAGAGTTTGGAATTGTTGAACTTAAAATTCCAAATTGATCATACAAGGATGATATTTTTCGATTGTTGTATGCTGCATTAAAGCCAAACTTGTAGACTCTTCCAGAAAACTTTTTTGAGCCATCTCCAGCTAAAAAGATATCAAGGCTTGAGGTATCTGCAAAAAATCTGCCAAAGTCTACAGTTTGAGAAGATATAAGATTTTGAACATTAAATCCTGCTGCAAACTTTTTTCCAACCTCTATGGTTTTTGTTGCTATTGTTGTTGTTGTGCCAGAGATAGTAACTGAGTATGTTACAGTAGTTCCATTTATAGACACCAGGAAAAAGTCATTGTTAAGTTTATTTGTAACTTTAAAAAGTGGGGAATTGGCCTCTGTACCGCTAGTTTTAAAAATACCATAAACTGTTTCAACTGGTTCATTTAATAGTCCAAGCTTATCAAAATAAAGAAAGTGTGATTCTGAACTCCATTCAGAGTTTGCGTTTGGTTTTAATGTTAGATACTTTATTCCTGCAGCATCGTCAGTGTCTCCACCTGTTGCTGTTATTTCTGAGATAGCTTCATATAGGTCGTTTACTGTATTTGTTCCTATTGAAAATTCAGGCAATTGATAATCTGGCAAACTAAGAATCTTTGATCCAGCCTCTACGTTACTAAAGAATGCCTGCTTCCAGTTTGCAAAGTCAGGGTAGTTATAGTTAGCTGTATAATTAGCAAAAGCATAATCATTAAATGCAGTGATAGAGTTGATAGCTGAATTAGTTTGTTCTGGTGCTATAACTGCTTGACCCCAAACCCAATGACGCTTAGCAACTTGTGTTGGCATAGCATATGAGTATATTGAAAATGTATCTAAATCTACTGGGTCAACATCTTCATAAGAATAAAATCCTAGCCAGTCCTGGCCTTTTCCGTCTACAAATTCTGACGCTAGTGAAATTGTGTCCTGTTCAAAAGTTAAACTAATAACTTCTTCTCCATTAAGAACTACAATTAAAGAATTTTTTAAAAGTCTGATATGTACTAGCATTGGTCTAAACCATTCACCAACAAAATGAGACTTAACCTGACTTCCAAGCTTAAAGCTTAAGTGTGCATGATCTGCATATAATCCGTCAGTACTTGCGATTGGTCCAAATATTTTTCTTGGTGTAGTAGCAGAAGCATTTATCTTTATCCACATTTCAACAGTATACTCATTATATCTTCCACGTTCGTTTAAAAATCCACTACCTGGAAAAATTAAAGATGGGTATGTAATTTGATTATAAACATTTGGATATAGTTTTGTAATATTATAAGATCCATATACCATAGGTATACCAAAGTTTTTGCAAGATAGGCTATAGCCCTGAGAAAGATAATATCCACTGTTATCAGAGGTTCCATATGGATATGCTGGCAATGCTTTAAAGTTTGCTGCTGTAGGCAAGTTTATGTCTGATGGAATGCTTGTTGGGTTTACGCCATAAGAATACTTATTAAAATCTTCTGACCATTGTCCCAAGGATAAGCCACTAATATAAAAGTTATAATCTTCTGAGCCACCGCCAGTATCTATATTAATTTTAACAATAATTTTTATATCTGTTGCACCAACTGCTGGTAGTTCAAGTGTATTAGAAAAAAACTTCCACTTAAGCCTATCACTATTTGTTAGCAATACGGTACTAAGGCTTTCTTCTGCTACTGAAGAACTATTAATATAGGAATATCCAAAAGATACAGAATTTGCCAGGGCAGTATCAATGTAAAGATAAAACCCTAAGCCAATATTAGATAACTCTTGAACTAAGTTGGCCTCTGGTATGCTAAAACTACTTGTAAGAATAATGTCTTGGGTTGAAGTTGCTGGTATGCTGCCAGCAATTTTAGAAATTGATGAGTCTATAATTGGAACGCTTGGTGCCCCAGAAATTGCAGAGGCATCAACAACAGTGCCATCAACAATGTCCCAATTGTCTGAATCATAAAAATTTCTTTGAGCATCAGTAATCTGAGAAACATAGTCAACTTGTTCATTAAGCATCCACAAAGCTAGTGGGTGCTCAGAACTAACTTTTTCAACATACAAGTTAGAAAGGGTAGTATTAATAGACATTCTTCTCCTACCTTATTTTACCATATATAAGAAAAACTAAAGGACTTCTACCCAAGAAATAGTTTCTTCGTCCCAATCATAATTTTTTCCGTCATCAGGATAAGCCGTTGGAGGTTCCCAAATACAAGTTTCTTCGTTAAGTAACCAAGACTCAAAAAGCTTAGGCGCTATAAAAGCATCTCGCTCTTCATCATATGTATAACCAATACCTGCATAGTGTTTTCTAATGTTGTTGTTGTAAGAAGTGCGCTTGCAAACCTGACCCCTGAAGTTTCCGTACCAAGTTTCAGTATCTAAACCTTCAATGAGTTCAGTCTCATGAATGCCAGTAATAACCTCGGTTACTACATTGTTTTCATCTAAAAATGCGTAATGTGCCATTTGTTTTCCTATCTACTAAAAGCTGACATTTCCTGTGCCAGATATCAAAACATAAACCTTGAAGCCTGATGTAGTAAAAGTTGGAGGTTCTCTATTTCCAGAACCATCAATATCTTCATCGTCATCTTGGCTAAGAGTTAGTCCAGAACCAAGTATCATATTTGGTATTGTATTTGGATATCTAAGTATTACAACTCCAGATCCACCATAGCCAGAGCTAGCCCTATTGTTTACACCACCTTGGCCACCATTTCCAGTGTTTTCAGCTCCAGTAGCACCGCCTCCCACAGCAGAGGCTGAATAGTTTCCTGCTCCACCAACTCCTCTTGTAACGGAAGTTCCAGTAATTGAGCTAGCAAGACCTATACCTCCAGCACCAGCGGTTGTTCCTACGCCAGCTCCACCAACTCCTCCAGCACCACCACCACCACCAGAAGCTCCACCACCGTTAGCATTTCCTCCAGCAGTACCTTGTCCAGCTGTACCAGAACCTCCAGTACTAGCACCACCAGCTGCTGGATACCCTGCACCACCACCAGATCCACCAGATGTTCCGTTAGCAGAGCTGGGGACTCCACCTGCTCCACCACCAATAGCAGTAATGGAATCAAATATTGAATCACCACCTGGAGCTGCGGGGCCAGCGGCACCAACTGTTACGATATAGGACTTGCTTCCCTCAATGGCATAACCAGAAGCTGTTAGATAACCACCAGCACCACCACCACCAGTTCCAGTGTTGGTATAGGCTCCAACAGCAGTACCACCACCACCACCACCTGCAATGACTAAATATTCAGCATTAAATTTAATCCCAGTGCTCAGCAAAGCGCTCAAAACACCAGACATTAACTTATTCCATTACCCGAAATGTACCAAAGAGTTGATGTTACTTTTATAGCTGTTGCTATACCGTGAGGAGCTAGGGTCCTAGATGTTCCAGCTCCGCCAGCTCCTGAACCAGCTATGAGTAAAGTGTCTGTATTTATTGCAATAGTCAAGGTTGCACCAGTACCAGCAATAAAAGCAATTGTTGTTCCAATTGGCAATGCTACAGTTCCATTAGCGGGAATTGTAACGGTTCTAGTAGCAGAAGCATAAATATGTTCACCAGCATCAGCTGCTGTGATTGTGTATGAGCCAGTAGTTCCAGCAGCGGAGCTTTGCGGAATACCCATATAGCCAAGTCCAGTTGCTGCTGATGTTGTCGTACCGTCAGCTGGAGTTCCAGTTACAGTGCCAGTAAAAGTTGGAGAAGCAATTGGTGCTTTTAGTGCTAAGTCAGTAGTTAGATCTGTAACATCTGATTGTGGATGAGTGTGTGTAGAGGATGCTTTTCCAGATAAGTCAGTTGTAAGATTAGTAACTTGAGACTGAGCAATTGTAATTGCATCTGTTCCACCAAATTCATGTGAGGTTTTGTGGGCAGTTGGTGCAAAGGTAGCTGGAACATTTGTTAAGTCTAGATAAGATACACCTATAGCTGCAAGAGCTGCCCAGCTTGTAGCTGTTCCATTAGTAGTTAAATACTTTCCAGTATTTCCTGTTTGACTGGGTAATGGGTCATAAGTAACATTAAAATTTAATTTTCCAGTTGAGTCATTGTAGGTTACTGCAATACCAGTTTCAGTATTGCTAGTCACCATGGCGCCAACAACATCTTGAACTATTTCACTAAGTGAACTATCTATTGATTCAGCCAATGCCTGAATATCGCCAGTAACGTCAACTACATCAGCTGGTTCTGGGAACGGGAAAGAGTGGTTTGTAGTGATATCTGCCATAGTGATTTAATTATATCATAATAAGTAGGTTGGGTGTTAATTTACTATGTCTACCCAGGCTGTTCCATTGTATCTTTTAAAAGTGCTAATATTTACCCACTGAGTTCCACTATATCTTTTTCCAATAACCAGATCAGTTGCCATGTTTGTACCATTGGACCTATTCCCTGGTGGATTAACAGTTAAGGTTATTTCTGAGCTGAGGGTCGTTCCTCCACCGCCAGTTGCACTCACTTTAAAAGTATAAACACCAACTGCTTCTGGCACTCCGCTTAGCTGACCAGAACTATTTATTGTTAGCCAGGCGGTTGGGCTTAAACCAGTTCCAGAAGCTACGATAGAATAGCCGCTTGCGTTAGAGGCAGCAACCGTTCTGTCTGTAGCAGTGCTAAAATTTATTGTTTTTATCCAAGTTGTTGTAATGGCTTGATCTAAAAACGATGGAGCTGGCGTTGCTGCTGGCGCTGATGTAGTAAAGCTAAATGAAACAGTTGCGCTTCCAACGTTTCCAGTGGTCGAAAAAGTCGCATTTATGTTATAAGTGCTTCCAGCCGCAAGTCCACCTGTTGTATTTGAAAATGTTACACCAGATTTTGGAAAAAATGCGTTAGAAACAATAGTATTGCTACCAGTGGTTCCACCAAAGTCATAAGACTTGTTACTGTGGTCACTTAGTTGACTTACACCATTAACGTTTACTGTTAATGTGGCACCAGAAAAACCATAACCACCATAGCTTGAATTACCGTCAGTAACGGTTGCTGACCAAGTGACACTACTGGTTGATACGCTATTAACGTTTAGTATTAATTTAGCTCGGTTTCTAACATCATTGGTTAGTGCTTCTGGCATTAGTTAGTCACCACAGTTCTATTTTTAAACAATTTGGATAACTTAAAAAGTTCATAAGTCATCACCAAAACCAAAGATCGCCTGTGGCTGCTCCATCAATGTTAGCACCAGCAGATCCTACAATTGCTGGGTCAGCAACGTAAATTTTGCCTGAGTATGGTGTTCTGTCGTCTCCACCAGTTGCAGCAGTTTGAGAATTAAAGATTTGAAGAGTAGTTCTTGCAGTAGAGGCTGTCTCAGTCGTAGAAGACAGCTGAGCAACGTCTATACTTTTATTTGTGAGTGTTTGTGTGGTATTAGTTCCAACAAGCTCTGTATTGGCGTCTGGAAGCGTTATAGACCTATCTGCTGTTGGAGTGTTGGGGGCTAAGTTAATTGTAAAAGCATTTCCAGGAGGAGCAGCAAATTTAATACCAGCATTTGAAATAAGGGCATTTGTTAATGTTTTATTTGATAAAGCTACTGAGTTAATAAGTGTTACCTCTGGAGTCTGCCAACCCATACCAGTTCCACCACCTCCAGAAAGTGCTGTTAAAACCTGTCCAGAAGTTCCTAAAGAAATTGTTGATAATGTTTCTGCTGCTGTAGAAGAAACCAAAGCACCTCTTGCTGCCCATAGCGCCAAAGGAACTGGACTTGCAATATTAGTAATTTGATTTTGTAAATTTGTTAAATGATTAACTATTGATTTTGTTGAATCAATTCCATCACCATAATGATAAAGTCTAAGGGCTGTTTGAATATTTGCTGTATCAGTTATAGCTGGTATCTTCGTGTTATATGAGGTGTTAGCACCTGAAACTATATCTTCTGGCATTATGACTCTTCTTCTTGTAGGGTACTCTCATATGATATAAAAGTATGAATATTGTGAGGGCCACTCAGGTTAGTCCAGTTAGTGCCGTCCCACTCAGCAGCCTTAATAATAATTTGAATATATTTTACAGAAGAAACTGTTGCAATGCTGTATGTAAAAGAAGAGGCAATTGGATAATCATTTTCAATATTATACCTAATAATAAATTGACCAGCAGTTAGCGTTGTGTCAGTAGTTATTTCTGAAGTTGGAATGCTTAAAGTTGTCTGACCAGTAGTAAAAGTTTTACTAGTAATTCTTGAGTCTTGCTGTTGATTAAGTCTTAAAACTTGAGCCCATGCTGGTCCACCAATTTCTGGTATATATTGATATAGCCAACCATCTGAAGATCCTGAGTCAATATAAAGATCATAAAGGTTAACATCTTGAGAAGCTAGAGCTACTGATGCATCACCATTTCCTACCCAAGTTCTGGTGCCTCTTTCTCCAGTCCTGCCAAAATCTAAAGATACGTCAAGGCTTGTTGGACCACCAAAAATATCTAAATCTTCATTTTGAAATAGGTAGTCTGGCATTATGACCCTGCTATGTCAGAAGTCTGAGTAACATCATTTTCTACAGTAATTGTTCCAGTTAGAAAAGTATAAACTGTAAAGGCGTCTCTAACTTCAATATCATAATACCATGTTACACCTGGGGTAAGATCTTCACCAACTGTTGGTGTAATCGTACAAGTGATAATGTCATTTGCTGTATCAACTACTGCCAAGCCTGCATAACGTAGTCCACCTGCCCCACGCTGATTGGCTATTGTAAAGGTTGCGCTATCAAGATAGGTGTCTAATGGAAAAGCGTTTCCACTACCATCTTTTGGGCGGATGATAAACTCAAAGGTATCACCCTTGTAATATCTAAAATTATATGTTCCTGGAAATGCCATAGCTATAT